CAATTGGACATGAACTATTTTATAACTCAACTCGTGTTCAATTAAAAGATTTAAAATAAAATTTATAATATAGAACTATGTTTTCTAATTTAAGAGAATATAAAGAACCTAAAGAAGAAAAAAAAGCTAAGAAAAAAAAATTAAAAACAAAAGAGCAAAATAGCTTAACATTAGATTTAGAAATTAGTCAACCGAGTAGCGTACCTAGTAGCGTGCCTAGTAGCGTACCTAGTAGCGTACCTAGTAGCGTACCCAGCATAGAGAAACCCGTGCTTAACAAAGAAAGAGAGACTGAGTCTGTAAACAATATTGATTTATTATATTTAACAAATCAACATCGGTTCTTTAAGCCAAATAAAATAGATAGTTTACTAAATAATAATTATTTACTAAAATCAATATATAATAATTTAGATGAAAATATAAATTGCTTTAAAGATGAAATAATAAGTACAAACAATTCAAACTTAAAGGAACTATTAGAAAATAATGACTATAAAGAAGGCCAAGAAAAACACAAACTATATTATTTGTTATATGTATTAAATTTAATACAACATTTTAAGGAAACAAAAATTCAAAAGTTAATATGTGAAGACCTTAAAGATTATTCAAACAATTATAAAACAACAAAACAAGACGAACACACATTAAATGCCAATGACTTTAATATAGTAAATGAAACATTAAAATTAATGTCATCTACTAGTTCAGGTTCAAAAAAATTAACCAATATAGATTTAATGGTTACTAAAAAGTCAAATAATAATAATGCATATAAGAAAATACTTCCACAAAAGTGGGAATAAGGAAATAAATTAATTAATTACTTTTTATATAGTTATAATATAGTTAATATGAATTTTAAAAACATTTTAAAAAGTAAACAAAAATATAGTAAAGATAGACAAACACGACACAAAAAAATACATAAAGTCGGGCAAAATAAAGTAACACAAAACAAACAAAACAAGTTTAAACGATTAAAATGCGCCCCACAAAAAAAGAATAATAATGAACCAGAACTTAAAGATTTTACATGCTATTCCCGTACTAACTTGCAAACATTTAAAGAGCTATGGAATAATAACAGTGATGATAAAATTAACACAAACAATAGTAAAGAAATATGGCAATTTTTCAAAAACAAGCTAAGCAAAGAGTGTTATGATGAATTATGTTGGTTGAAAAAAAGCAAATTGTCTTCTATTAACAACAGTGAATTATTAATTAAAGAAATATTTAAACCATTTTCACCAAAAACGTGGATAACAAATCCATCTACGTGGCTTTCTAGTGTTGATATAACAAAAATAATGAACCAATATGAAAAATCGCACCCCAATTTTAAGTTTATTGGTCCGAGCCCAATTGATTTTGATGCTAAAGAACTATTTTCAACATGTGTGTGGGAACAATTATGTAATTTTAATTTAAAGAACTACATTCAAAAAAAGATAACAAAAATAGGAATCATTTTTAATACTGATACACACGATAAACCCGGAAAACATTGGATTGCGCTATTTATAGATTTAGATAAAAAGTTTATATTTTATTTTGATAGTAATGGAACAAAAATGCCAAAGCAAATAAAAGTATTAATTAATAGAGTAGAACAACAAGCACAACATGAAAATATAATATTAAAAGTAGATGATAATGAAGGATTTACTCATCAATATAATGACGGCCAATGTGGTATGTATGCGCTTTATTTTATAATAGAATTGTTAAAAGAAAATAAAACATACAATTATTTTAAAACAAAACGAATTAAAGACGCTACAATGAAAAAATATAGGACAATTTATTTTAATCAGGCAAACCATGAACTATATGACACAAAAGACTAGTTTCTTTCTTTCTACCGCTTAGAATATTTATCATTGGTTTTAATTAGTTCAAGTTCTTCGTGTTCAGCCATTAAATGCGGACTGTTTGTCTTTTTTACATTTTTATTAACACTTTCTAACTTAGTTAATATATATTCACCACAAGGACCACAATTGTCTTCATTTGCCAAATCTATTTTCTTATTAATTTTAATTGCACACCGTTCTTGACTCCATCGCCCAAGCGGTCCCACTTCATTTAAAAATAACATATTAAATAGTGTTCTACTATATACAAACTTGGTTGCTTTTGTAAAAGGCATTGTGCTTATTATTATACTTACTATGAAATAGTATAATAATAAATCAATTTTTTAAATAATTTATAAATCAATTTTTACACTTTTTAACATTTAAAACACAGATTACAGTCCCATTTGAATTATAGAGTAGTCATCATGTGTTGATATACCAAAACTTTGAATAAATTTAACTATTTTATCAAATGATATTTTAATATTAAACATATATTTATCTATTTGAATAGATGTGTTTCCATTAAATGGTTCTATTCCCATTAACTTTTGTCTATCACTCACATATTTGTAGCATTTTAATGCTCTTTTTTTATCATAAGATGCTATATTTTCACATCTTAATAAATCATCTAACGATTGTATATTATATTTTTTAATAAGTGTTTGTTCTTCCTTATCAAAATTATGACGACAATCAATTTCATAATCAGCTAAAATACTGTTTGTGAAATTGGTATATGGTGGATTAAATAACGCTTTGGAATCTGGTAACCAAGGATTGACTGATATTCCTTTACTTTTAAATTTAAAATATATGTCTGTATGAACATCATCATATAGTTCATCTTGTTTTAATGATGAAAATTTACACACAACATCATTGAATTCTTTTTTTATATCCGCTTCATTGCCTTCAAAATATTCTTTACCTGCAACTAAATTGAATTTAGTATTAAACCGAATTTTAACTTCTCGCTCAACCACAAATGGGTCATCACATTCCCGTATATCCATAAATCGGGTTCCTTTTTTATAACCTTTTTTACATCTCTCCAAATCATTGGTTGCTGAGCAACCAATTTTATAACGTTCAGTGCCAACTAATTCTGCTGGTTGAACTAAATATATTGTTCCTTTTTTGTTATTCATATTGAATTTGCGTATTTGTAATATAATATTACATTTATAATTATTTCAATTTTATAAAATAATCGGCGTTTTAAATCTGCAAAGGTGTAAAAAAAAAATGCTATGTATAATTAAAATTGAAATAGTTTTTTAATTTAGTTTAAATAAGCAAAACAAAGCATAACTAAACTATGAAATATATCCTCGCATTTTTGTTCATGCTAATTATTACATCACACGCGATGTCGTTAGGAAAAGTTTATCCTACATGTATTCCACTTAAGACCTCTTCAAATCGTTGTGTTGTAAAAACTATTACAAAATTGCCAGAATTTGCCAATCTCATTTCAGATGTAGATAGTAGTCGTCAATTTTTAGAACTTCGTCACAGCATTAATGAAGCAAAGGCAAAGCACTTCACATTTCGGACTATGTGTGGAACTACGTATTCAAGTGTTTTTGGTATTAAATAAAAATGTTATGAATATTTATTCTAAAAGTTTTAAGCAGACTCGCGTTTCCATTTATCATACGTTGGTGCCATTCTTAATATCGCAAAGTCTGGGTTTTCATTAAAATCAGTAAGAAGTCCCTCATAATCTATAGATTGCTGTGATGCAAATCTTTTTACACCTTTTAACATTTAAAACGCCGATTTTATAGATATTACCACATCACTCTATAGCATTGCATTTGTATTACGGGGGGCAGTTGGTGTTAATTGACCCACTATTATTGATGGTGCCACTACCCGATAATGTTCCAGTTCCACATGTTGATAACCCATTCGCAGTACTAATCGTGCCGCCTGCGTTGTTGTTGACTGTTGCCCCGATGTCGTTAAAGATATTTCCGCCGCCATAAGTATAAATAAAGCCGCCCGCATTGTTGTTTCCTATGCCGCCTATGTTGTTAAATATATTGCCGTTGTTCTTGATTGTGCCGCTATTGTTGATTGTGCCGCCGACATTGTGGAGATTGCCGCTGTTGTTGGTTGTGCCGCTATTATTTATGGTGCCGCTGTTGTTGTAGATTGAGCCGCTGTTGTTAATTGTGCCGCTATTCGTTAATGTTTGCCCTTCAATAATCCCCAATATAGTACCAACCGGTATATTTAATATTTGACACGCCGTAATAGTCTGGTTGCCATTTAATATATAAGTGCTCTCACCATCATATGTAGCAATACTCGCAATATTAATCACGCCACATGGAGTTGGAGTAGGAGTAGGAGTAGGAGTAGGAGTGTAACATCTACCACATCCATAAGCTCTTCTATCATTTGCTAATCCAGAGCGTTTTTTTCCTACCATTATATAATATATAATATATAATATTATTTAAAATATTAAAAAATAATAATATATATGCCAAGACATAAAAGTATTGATTATAAATTAACCGCAGTTCAATATTATTTAGTTA